GACCGCTGCCTGATTTCTTGCTTCGTTGCTTTTGTATTTCTTTTTCGCCACGAAACAAATCGTCAATTTGACCCGCAATCTGTCCGATATCTTGTACGGTAGAAATATTGGACTTGATAAAGTCTACGCTCTGTTTTACCAAAGCAATCCCAGCAAGGGTTTCAGCAATCATGGTTGGTTCCTTACTTTGGTTGGGGTCGGCAAACTGCGGTCACTTTTAGTCTTACTCCGTCTGGTCCCGGTACGCGGGGTTGTTTAGATAACCGTTCAGCAAAGTATAGGCAACGGTCTATGTCATAGAATTTCTGTGTTTGGTCTATTAAAGTTGCGCCTAAGTACACGTACAGAACAAAGACTATCACCGGGCCCTGTTCTCATAGCTTCCGATAAGCTCTTTGCGTGGTGGCATCAGACTATAACCTTTGTAAACATATCTTCCTCCGTAACAACCCCCTGCTTTTTCTTTTTCTTCCCCGCTTTATATTCTAAGGTTTTTTTACGCAAATTTAAAATCGACCGTTTAGTGTCTAATTCACGCATGTCATCCCGCATCCGCATGTCATCCCGCATGTCTTTTTTTTCTTGTTCTGAAAATGCCGGTTCATATTTTTGGAACGTCTTTTCAAGACTCTCTGCAGCCTTGCGACCACGAGCTTCTTTTTTAAGTGAGGGTATTGTCACTAGAACTCTCCTGTTTTCATAGCGTCTGAAAGTTTAACTGCTCTGTATTTTACCTGCTTTGCCCATCTTGAATCCATCATTTCCATTCCGGCTATGTCAAACCGTTCTTCGTGGATAGCATTCCACATCTTCACGAACTTACATAGGCGAGGGACACCCATGTTAAACGCCATGTCCATCAGAATTAGTTGGCGAACCGAATCTAGGTTTTCTACGCAGGGGTGAACCCGACAGAGTTCGTTCTCTACAATGCGGATATCGTTGAGAGCAAGATACCGTGCGTCAGCTTCTGTAATACCGTGTTCATAGACAACCGCCATGTTAGGGATATCCATGTATTCTAGTTCTTCTTTGGTTATGCCTCTGTCTTTGAGGTTACGACCTATGCCAATAGTTTCGATACCCAAGCTATCTTCATAAACAGTCAGGACCATACCTTCGTGTTCGATGAGTTTATCTAGGAAATGCGAAGTATTGTATTTCATTTGTTTTTTCCAAAGTTTGCAACGAGAGTGTCTATACGTACTCTAGGTTTACTTCTGTCCATAAACTCTTCGTATACACTGGCAGTAACATGCTCTATAACCTTCTCTAAGGGCCACGTACTAACGTACGCCTTAACAGCAGACATGATTTCTGACTCTGTGTATGTTTTTACTTTAGGATAGCCTTCAGTATTTTCCATCTTAAACATAGACATTTAAGTTTGCACTCCGTTAACTAAAACACATTCGTATTTAACTGTATTCCAATGTCCGTCTTGCGGCAGTTCTTCGTGAAGTATTTTAAATTCGATACACTGTTGTTTTTCTTCGAACCACTGTATGCTTTGTTCCGCACAGGCAGTTTGCACACAGGCCGTAAGTAACAAAGACCATATCATCAGTAATCTGCTTTTCTACCGCGTGGTCTGACTATACCCCCGTTTGCAAAAGGAACGCGAAGCTGGAACTGACCAACCTTTTCTCCTTCGCTGCCAGAAATAGAACCTACAAAGTTACCACCTAACATTTTACCAGATAGCTGAACTGTGTAGCGGTTACTTGCTTTTGGTCCGCCTTTGAATTTAGACCTGTCAATAAATCCACTAACTTTTAAGTCGGGAGATACCTGATATCCCAGACCGCCTGATATAGTTTTCTGAATCATCTTGTTAAGATTGTCTGGAATACCAACCTTGTTACCGGGAAGGGATTCTCGTTCATTGGTTTCGCTATAGTTTCCGCCTAACGTAACAGTAGCTTTTCCTACCGGAAAGGAGCCTTCTGCTGTTGCATATTTTGATTTTGTTTCACGTTTGTACTTCGGAACATCCTTATAGGGTAAATCTTTCTTTACTGTGTTACTACCTATGCCAGCCCGAAACTTATCTAAACCTACTTTACCCCGTTCGTTCATTTCCGTGTCTCCGTGATCCGATGATTAGATGTTCCGGGATTCTTACCTTCGTGGTTCATCCACACCGCGAAGGCTCCGGTCATTGCGCCAGTTACAACAGATACTAAACCAGCCTGTGCTGCACTGGGTTCTGGTAAGGACATGAACCATTCGACTACACGCCAACTCATTAGCGTCATTACGAGCATCATAAATCTGGGAAGTATTTGCCATTCAAGTATCTTTTGTGCAGCCATTACTTTTTACCGAAGAACTTTGCTGCGCTACGTGTTCCGAAGCTGGCAGCTACAATTGTGCCCAAAGTATATTGATAATAAGACGGCATAGCTTCTAGGGCTGTGAAACCTTCCGTAACAATTTGTCTACCCCAATCACCACAAAAAGCTAAAATCAGGGGCACCGAAAACAAAATTGTTAACCACTCGTCTTTCCAGCTAGACGCAGAGGCATCTGCCATTTTCAAGTCCCAGTCGATTTCACCGGTAGCTTTCTTTTCCATGATGACAGCTTCAGCTTTTGCTTTGGCTACCTTCGCACCGGTTTCGGCTTTAGTCTTTTCGACCTTACCTTCTAGCCACGTTCCGGCTAGGTTTGAGATTGGTCCGATTAGGGCTGCTAACATTTCCATCTCTTTCGTGCTTGACGCAAACGACTGTTCGGGTCTTTTGCTGCTGCAGGAAACTTTTTCATCTGCCCAGCAGACCGCGCACAATAGGACTTGCGACGTTTAGCTGCAGCACTTCCCGGCTTTACCTTTCCGGTAACAGCAGTCTTCAGCTTACTGCCGGGATTTGCTTTACGATATGCTTTTACACCAGCCGCTGTCATACCTGCCCCAGACTTCGTAGGACGGAAGTTCTTTTTATTACGGGCTGGCATGTTGTCAGGTTTTCTAGGCTTTCTTGGTGGCACTAGTTTTCTTCCTTTTCTTACCTGAAGCTGTAACAGACCACTTTACTTTGCTTGGTCCTGTCTTCTTAGCCGCTTCTTTCTTGGTTATACGGCTTGCGACTTTGGCAGGTCTACAGGCTGGATATGGACGTTTCTTTTTCTCTGAACCAGAGCGACCGCACTTCTTGCCGGTCTTTACGTCTCGCCAGTCTTCCTTGAACCATTTAGTTAAGCCGCCTTTTGGTTTAGCCATTAGGCGTACGTCCCGCCACGCTTCTTGTATGTCTTGACCAACCAAGCATTTGCGTATGCGCTTGGGTAAACGTCAAACTTACGTTTAGCTTCGGCTTTTACTTTTGCATATAGAGCTTTGTTCTTAGGTGTAGGACTTTTTGACTTTTTAGCTGCCATAGTGTATTTATCCCCGGCAAAGGTTATTGCTTATAACATAAATTAAAATAGGTGTCAAGGGGGCAAGTTGCCCTGCCCCCCGACGGTAGATTATGAGAAGGTAACTGTCTGTGCAGTTTCTACACCGCCAGTACAATCAGCAAAAATTGCCCATACACGAACAACGGCGTTAATTGCGCCAGTTGCGACAGTTAGGTCAATTGTGTCTGCAGCAGAGTACATCTTAGGTGCAGTCGAGGCAAAGATAGGAGTTTCCTGACCAGCCGCTGCAGGAGTCGAAGCAGCAACAAAGCGGTCAGCATCCGTAGCGTCACCAAGAGCAAGAGTACCAGAGTTGCCAGCAGAGTCTGCTGTTACAACATTGATACCTGCAGCCAAGACGACTGTGTTCGCAGGAACACTGATTACTTCAAACACGTCAGCAGCAGCGTTAGTCGTTGAGCTAAAATCAACAACTTCTGCAACTACACGTACGTTTGGTCCGCTTGCTGGGAAGCCGGTAGTTCCGACACCAGTAATAGAGTAAGTAGCCATTATCTAGTTCTCCCTTTAAGCAACAGTATCTACAACACCGCGAACGAGTGCTTCTGGGCGAAGGACTTTACGTCCAAACACATGAAGACCACGAACGATGTCGGAGAAGGTTTCAGTTGACCGAACTACTTCGGTTTTTGCAATGTGAGATGCAGTTGCAACGGCTGACATGTGACCAGCCAAGCAAACAGATTCACCTGCAGCAGCAGTAACACCACTGATGCTAACTGCGTCAGTTCCACCAGTTACCAGAGCGGTAGACTTGTAGCAACGGAAGCCAGCAATGTTGCCCTGCATAACAAGACCGTTACGCAGAGGTGAAGTGCCGTCACCAGTTACCTGAACTTCTGCAAACTTTGCACCGGCTGAGAACAGCTTGGCGTAGAAAGCAGGAGAAGCAACGAACCAACGGTTCTCTTCTGGAACAGACTGCTCGTCAAGTTCTTTTGCCATTTCGAGCATCAGGTTGACAGCGTTGTCTGGAGCAGTGTGAACTGCAATTGGAGTACCGGCAGTACCCAGAGCAGTGTTGGTTGAAGTCAAGCCACCAGCAAGTGATGCGTCATCAGCACCGGCAATGCCAGCACCGTCAGCAATTGCTTGCAGGATGTTGAAGTCGTACTTGCGCTTCAAAGAGTATGCACCTGAAGAAGTAGCCAGTGCCTCAAAGTTAACATGAGACTGACGCTCTTCGATGTCATCGATTTTGAACGCAAATGCGTTTGCTTGGTCAACAACCATTGTTGTCTGGTCGTCAGCCAAGTCTTGTGGGTTAACCACAGAGCCACGTGAGTAGGCACTTACTGTGATTGTAGGTTCTTTAATGATACGTACTGTATCTCCAAAGTTCTCAATTTCCCCCGCGTAATCGGTATTCGTGATGTCTTCAGCAACCGAAGCGCGACGGAAAAATTTGAGGACTTTTTGGCTAAAGATTTCCGGTGTAAAGTTACCGGAAGGCAAGTTATTGTAACCTGCAGCGCGATTAAAAGCCATCTGCTTTTCCTTCCATTTTGAGGTTTATTCTAAGAGTTGAAGTCGATTCGCCCTTCAGACCGTGCTGCGTCCAATTCGCTTTCCAGCTTTTCGAACTCGTGCGCTTTCATCTTGGCGATTTGTGAAGCTTTCCAGATCTTCCCACCGCTATCTTTTGTAACGATTTCTTTGGGTGCTTGACGAGTTACAGACGCTGCTGCATCGTCTCGCTTAGATCGAGTCTGCTTTGGTTTTGTGCTGATGTTTTTATCAGCCTTGTAGAGATCAATAACACGTGCCGCTAAACGAGCATTGGTATTGTTCTTGTAGATGCCATCACTTAGAGATTCTGGCTGTTCGTCTAACCATTCCAAGAACTCTGCGCTACCTTTTAATTCATCAAAGTCTGGGTGCAAGTGAAGAAGTTCGGCGTATGCTTTTTGCTTCTCCAAGTTCTTTTCCCGTTCTTTGATAACGCCAATCTCTTCTTGCAGTTGTGAAAGTTGAGATTGTGCTTGCATCGCAGAAACAGTTTGTACGACTTCGAAGATGTCAGGATACTGATCCTTAAAGGTTTGCAACTCTTCCATTGTTTTTGGCATTGGAATACCTCTAGGCATTTCAACGTCATTGGAACGTACTGCAGATTTAAGTTCGCCAATTTCCTGTTTGAATTCGTTGACCTTTGCGTCGTAGTGACGTTTCAGGTCGTCGTAACGTTTCTTGTAATCGTGAGATTCTTCCGGCTCTTCTTTTTGCTTTGCTTGTGCAAAACTTTCTCCGGCTTCGCCTTGCTGAGTAGCCGCTTCGATCTCTGCGGGGTCAGCTTCACTCTGGGCTTCTACGTTTTCATCGTCATCGTCTACGTAAACGTCCTCACGATACTTTCCTTTGTAAAGACTGTCGTTGTTAACGGTTCCGAATGAATCGTTAGCTTTGTTGGCACGGTGGCCTCTTGCTTTTGCCATTTTATTACCTCATGTTAGCGGGGCTACTTTGGCTTGTAGGTAGCCGCTTCGGTTGTGTCGGGGCCGCATGATTGCGGGTAGCCGACGAATTCCTTATTTACTTATAAAGCCGCCTGAAGCTGCTTGCGCTGTTTCTTGACGACGGGCAATTTCTTTTTTGCCGCGATTGTTGATCTTGTTCAGGCGATCATATCCGATTACCTTTGCAATGTGCGGCGGGATCATAACTTCACCCTTCGACACGTTGATAGCAACCTCTTGGGTAACACCTGACTGACCAGTGTCGCCTACCTTTTTGTAGGCGTCCCGAATCATCTTTTCGATATCTTCACGTCCGGCAAAGTCGGCTGCTGCAGCGTTGATTACAAACGTACCCTCTTGTACGTCGCGAGGTTGATCGTCTGCTACGCTGACACCATCGGGCTGTGACTGGTTGCCACCGACAAACTCTGGGCGTTCGGCAAAGCCTGCTTCGCCGCCGGGGGCGTATCCGATACGTCCACCTGCTGCCCAATCTAATCCTGCGTCTTCATCTGCCTTTTGGTCAGAAGACACATCAGAATTGCTGCTGCTGCTGTCTGACGGACCGTTTTTATTATTGTTGTCACTGTACTCGTCCCCAACAAACGGGTCTTCAGCGGGAGCAGATATGGCACTTGCATCATACGTGGCGTTTGCAGACGGTGTGCTTGAACCCGTGTCTGGTGCGTCATCTTCTTCTTCGCTGCTTCCCCGGAAATCAGAGAAGGTAGAGTAACCTTTTGTGTTTGTGCCCACAGATGTTCCCGGAGTAAACCTGCCTTGTGAATCATAACTTCCCGATCTAACAATAAAGTCCCCTGCAATACGATCTTTGTTGTTGCCTTTAATCCTCTCTAGTTGCGTCCGTGTAAGACCTGTTCTTTGCATCGAGTCTTCAATTGCTGCTTCATTCAGCAGGTCTTCAAACGTAGGAGTTCCGGGTTTGACCTTACCAAAGAAATCTGTTTGTACTTGAGAACGAACCTGAGACACTGTTTCCCAGCCTAACTCACTTCCATACTTGCTATTAAATGCTCCTACCGTAGCTTTAGCAGCTTTTTCTGTTCCTATTGCAGATGTTTCTCCAAACGCATCTACAAACTTTCCAGTTGTGGGATCGTAAGTACCCCCGATAGATTTCATCGTGTCCGAATCTAGCATAGACTTTGTGCCTGTAGCGTAACTCCATACCTTTTTAGTTTGATCGTACACTTCCGCTTTTAAAGTTCCGGGCACAAAACCCTTACTAATTGCTTCTAGCCCTGCAATCTGTTTGCTAGAGTAGTTTCCTACGTTTCCGACATAATCTAAAGATCCCGGAGCACGGCTAACCATCATTCCGTTCACGTCCATAAGTGCGCCTGCACTTGTTGCTTTGAACGCTGCTGCATTTTGTGCCTGTTGTGCCATATTCAGTGCACCGAAACCTGCCGCTAAACCAGCAAACGAACTTACTCCGGGCATAGCTGCTACTGCGCCGGGAACCATAGTCGATCTAGGACGTGTACCAAAAGGTCCCGTCGTAGATACTCCGCTCAATATCTCTGTGAGACTTGCATCCTTTAGTTTATTTGCTTGTTGCTCAAAAACGTTTCCGGCAACAGAAACCATGTCACCTACCTTATCAAAGAAACCCTGTTCCCAGCTTTTAGAAAGGTCTTTGCCGCCAGAAAACGAGTTTATTACGTCAGAATTAACGTCGGCTACTCCGTAGTTTACTACATCGTAGCTAGGCATCTGCCCAGACTGTCCAGTAGAACTCAGAGTATAAGATAAGGCTGATTGATAATCATCTCCACCACCACCAATCGGCTCGAAGATGTTTGGGCTGGTATCTTCTTCTTGATCCTGTTCAT